TCACGTCATTGCGGCCAAGCGGCCCGAGAACCTCAAGGCGCTGGAGTGGGGCGGCCGATTCGACGTCGCGCAGCTCGTGCTCGAAGACATGCGCGGCGCTATCAGGCGCCTGCTGTTCGACGAGCGCCTGCCGCCCATGGACGGCGCCGTGCGCAGCGCCACTGAGATCCTGGAGCGCATCAAGCAGCTGCAGGCGGACATCGGCGCACCGTTCGGCCGGCTGATGTCGGAGTGGATTCAGCCGACCTGGATCCGCGTGCTCGACATCATGCAGCAGAAGAAGCTCATCAAGTTTCCGATCCGCATCAACGGATTGACCGTGTCGATCACCGTGACCTCGCCGCTTGCGCAGGCGCAGGCCATGAAGGAGATGGAGGTCGCCATGCTGTGGGTGCAGCTGCTGCAGACCCTCGGTGAAGACGCGACCATGCTCAACGCGAAGGTCGAGGACATGGGCGAGTGGCTTGCAGAGAAGCTGCGGGTTGACCGCCGCCTGGTACGCCCGAAGCAGGAGCGCGACCAGATGCAGAAAGGCATGGGTCAGCTCCTCGCCCAACGAATGCAAGGAGGGGCCCCGCAACCGCAGCCAGGCGGGGCACCGGCACCGGCCCCCTCACCGCAGCTACCGCTGGCCGCATAGGAGAACGACATCGACGCGAAAGAGCTGGGCCTGCCACCTGATGTGGTAGGCAACATCCTGTCTGGGGTCGAGGGTGCCGACGAGGCCTTCGACGAGCAAAGAAGGGCGACCGTCGCTGCAGTGCGCGAGATTGCAGCTCAATACCGGGCCACCTTCAACACACCGCAGGGCCGAGCCGTCCTGCAGCACCTTCGTTCCGTAACCATCGAGCAGTCAGCCTGGGTTCCCGGCTACACGCTCGGCTGCGACGGCGTCAGCGCCGAGCAGCAGGGGTTCATGCGCGAAGGGCAGAACAGCATGGTGCGCGAGATCGAGCGCTACCTCGCATGGGAGGACCCTGACGTATGAACATCCGCAACAGGTCGCTCAGACGAGCACTCGAGATCGACTGGCAGCCGGCGCTACTGCTGGCGGGAGAGGAGGATGGAGATTCCGGGGCTGGTGACGCTGGAGGAGGTGATGCAGGAGCGGGGGGCGCTGGAGAGGCTGGAGGAGGTGGCAACGGCGCTGGCGGCGGATCGATGCTTGAATCGGCGGCGGCCGGCTCAGGTTCCCAGGGCGGCGACGGCGGCGAAGGTTCCCAGGAGGGGAACCAGGCTGAGCACTACCTCACCTTCGGAGGCGAGGACGGCATCGTCGGCGAGCGCCCTGAATGGTGCCCTGAGCAGTCATGGACTGACGACAAAGGCCTAGACGTCCAGAAGCTCGCGAAGAGCTACCACGACCTGCGAAACGGGCTCAACACGGCGGTCGCCGAGGCCCGGTCGCTGGACAAGGCGGGGGCAATGAAGTCGCCTGACGTGTTCCTGGAGAACTTCAAGGCGCCGGAGAGCACCGAGGAGCGCGATGTCTCTCGGTGGGGGGACCTCGGGCCAGACGACCCCATCGTGGATGCTTTCGCGAAGGCATCGCACCTCCACGGCATGTCGGAGAAGCGAGCCCACGCGTTCATGACCGACGTCATGGTCTTCGCCAACGAGGCCCTGCCCGAGCCCGTGAACATGGGCGAGGAGTGGGGGCGCCTGGGCGGCGAGGAGCGGGGCAAGAAGCTCGCAGGCGCCGTGGTGGCTGACCTCAAGGCGATGACCGGGGAGGGGGCGAACGCCCTCAACGAGCAGGAGCTGGGGGCCATGCTGGAGTTCGGCAACAACGCGAACCGCATCAGCGCGCTGTCCAAAATCATGGCCGAGGCCCGGGGCCCGGCGTCCCCCGGGATCCCGCGAGGGGGTGTGGCGCTGGATGGCGCGCCGTCGCTCGCCGAGGCTCACGCCGCGCAGGGCAAGACCGTCGAGAGCGGGCCTCACAAGGGCCAGATGCTCTACGAGGTCGACCCGGTCTACCGGGCAAAGGTCGACAAGATGTTCGAGGATGCGGCGGGGACTGACCCAGGCCAGACCACGTCGCGCTTGCCCGTAGGGGTAGGGAACGCTTAACCTCCAAGCTAAGCAAGGCCCTGGGTACGCCGGTGGGGAGGCAATCTGCCTGCAGACCCACCCCACCGGTCCAGGGCTGCGCACCACGACGACAGAGACCCTCCTGGGGCCCTGGCAATCTGGTTCACCCAGACCCTCGCGCCCTGCTGGCAATCTCCAGACCGTGGACGACTGATCATCGTTCAACCAACTGGAGAGGACCACCATGTCCCAGCAACTCACCGCGAACGCCGTCGCCCAATTCGACAGCGTCGTGAAGCATGCCTATGCGGAAATGGGCAAACTTCGCGGCAAGGTTCGGCTGCGCACCGGCGTCGTCGGCAGCACCCACCGATTCCCCAAGATGGGCAAGGGCACTGCCACGCCAAGAATCCCACAAACCGACGTCGTGCCGATGAACATCGCGCACACCAACGTCACCGCGACGATCACGGACTGGATCGCAGCGGAGTACACCGACATCTTCGATCAGCAGAAGGTGAACTATCAGGAGCGCTCACTGCTGGCGCACATCATCGCGGGCGGCATTGGCCGGCGCGAGGACCAGATGATCATCGACGCGCTCGATGCCAGCTCGACCTCCCTCACCGTCGCCGACACCATCGGCGGCAACGACGGCATGAACGTCACCAAGCTGAGGCGGTCCAAGCGCCTCCTCGACCAGGGTGGCGTGCCGGGCTCGGACCGGCACTTCGTGCACTCGTCCATCGCGCTGGAGCAGATGCTCGGCCTGACGCCTGCCACGTCGGCTGACTTCGCCTCGGTGCGAGCGCTGGTCCAGGGTGAGATGAATACCTTCATGGGGTTCGAGTTCACCCTGATCGAGGACCGCAGCGAGGGCGGCCTGCCGCTGGCGACCAACAACCGCACGTGCTTCGCCTTCCACGGCGGCGCCATGGGGTCGATGGGCCTGGCGGTCGGTGTGGACTTCCGCACCGAGGTCAACTACATCCCCGAGAAAACCTCCTGGCTCGCTGCCGGGCTGTTCGCTGCGGGGGCCATCGCCATCGACGACAACGGCATCGTGGACGTGGACGTCGACGAAGCCATCGCTGTCGATTCCGAGTAAGCCTCGGCTGACGGTCAACTGATACTCACCAGGAGGAAGCCATGGCTTTCGCACTCGCAAACTTCGCCCCCATCGGGGGACAAGGCGGCAGGGGCGCTGCACCGCAGATGTTCTCCTACCGCACCACGGATGCCTCGACGGCAATCGACGCCGCCGGGTACTTCAACACGGTCAACGGACTGCTGCAGGTGGGGGACCTCATCTACGCCGTCGATGTCGACGACGTTGATACCCCGACCGCTATCACCTCCGGCTCGCTGCTCATCGTGAACAGCATCACGGCCGCAGGTGTGGTGGACACCACCAACGCAACCGTGCTCGTGGTGACCGACTCGGATTAATCCGTGAGGTCGCTTGCTACCAGGGCGCGGGCGGGCAACTGTCCGCGCCCTTTTTTATGAGGCGCTAACGCATGTCAGCAAACAGGTCAATTGTGCTTGGGACGACGATCACGGGCACCGGCGCGGAAGAGGCGAAAGGCGCCTCACCGTCGCGCGGCATCATCTTCCGACTCACCGGCACCTTTGTCGGGACGGTCGCGCTACAGGGGAGCATGGACGGCACAAACTGGGACACGGTCGCGTCAGCGACAGACGAGACCCCACAGTACGTGCAGGACCGTCCGTACACCGAATGGCGGGCAAACTGCACCGCCTACACAAGCGGCACCATTGACGAGGCCCGCATGGGTTTCGCTGACTGAGGGCGCGCCATGGCCACCAGTGACGTCGACGTTGCGAACACTGCGCTCTACCTGCTCGGGGCTGAAGAGATAACCAGTTTCGAGGACGAGGAGAACGACGCGGCGAAGGTCCTCGCCCGCATGTACCCGGCGTTCAAGGAGGCGCGCCTGACCGAGTACCCATGGCACTGGGCGCGCACGAAGCTACAGATGAGCAGGGACGCCACGACGCCCATCAACGAGTGGACCTACCGCTACATCGTCCCGCCAGAGGCGCTGCGAATCCACGCCTACTACAACGCCGACGTCGTCGGGGTCCGCCCGTACCGCCTGCTCAACAGGATCGGAAACTACGTATATACAGACGCCACAGAATTGTATTGCGACGCGACCGAGGACAAGGCGGAGACCACCTGGCCGAAGCTCTTCGAGGATTTCTTCTCGAACGCGCTCGCCTCGCGTATCGCCATGGCCGTGACCGGCGTGCGCTCGAACGCCGAGCACTACCAGCAGATGGCCTACGGCCTGCCGCAGGAGCAGGGCGAGGGCGGACTGTACGCCAAGGTCAAGGCCTGGGACGCCACCCAGACGCCGCCGACCCAGGTCCAGGACTTCAGCCTCATCCAGGCACGCTTCGGCGGCTCGGGCGTGGCCACTGACGTGCTGCTGCGCTGATGCCGAGAGTTCGCGACACCCAGACCACCTTCACCCGCGGCGAGCTGGACCCCCGCCTGGTTGGACGCATCGACGTGGCGGCGTATCGCAACGGCGCCGCGAAGCTGCGCAACGTGCAGGTGATCCCGCAGGGTGGAGCGCGGCGCCGGCCTGGCTCGGTGTACGTCGACGACGCGTGCAACGTGCTGGAGGAGATGGACCTGTCGTCTGAGACATGGGCCGCGCCCAACGGCGGCACGGTCGCGAACCTGTACGACGGCGATATCGGCACCGCGTTGCTGACCACCGCGGGCATCGGCACCACCGACGACTACGTGGTGTTCGAGCTGGACTTCGGGGCAGACACCAGCGTCAAGTTCCTGGACATCTTGCAGGTCGAACTGACCAACGGCGTTGACTCACTCGAAGAGTGGAACCTCGAAGGGCAGGAGGACGGTGGCGCGTGGGAGGTGATCGGGCACACCATTCGCGCGATGACGCAGGACCTGCAGGACTTCCGATTCTCTCCGACCAAGCCATTCAGGAAATTCCGGTTCGTTCGCAACGGCACCACCAGCCTGGGCACGCGCAACGTACGCATGTACGAGGTCAAGGCCTACTCGGAGACGACAACCGTGTCGGCTATACGCCAGTTCGGGTTCATCTTCGCGGACGACCAGCGCTACCTCATGGTGGTCACATGCGGGAACCTGCGCGTGTACCGCAACACCGGGGGCGCTGAAGTCTTCGCCGTCGACGTCACCATCCCGCATGTGAATCAGGACGTGCTCGACGTCACCTACGCCATCGACAACGACACGCTGGTGCTGTTCCACGAGGACTACCAGCCATTCCAGGTGCTGCGCAGCGGCGACCACGACGAGTGGCAGCCGTCCGACGTCACGTTCACCAACATGCCGCAGTTCGACTTCGGGGACGGTAACGAGGACATGTGGAGCGACGCGCGCGGATGGCCGCGGTGCGGTGCTTTCTTCCAGGCGCGACTGCTCATGGGCGGCAGCACGCAGCGCCCGTCGACGTTCCTGGCCTCTGTGACAGGTTCGCCCTACAACCTCGACGACAGCACCACGGCAGACGACAAGGCCATCAACGTCACGCTGAGCGCTAGTGGCGAGGAGATCCCGACCATCCGCCACCTCGTCATCGGGCCGCACCTCATCCTGATGACCAGCTCGGGCGAGTACTACCACCCGAAGAGCCTCGACACCGGCATCACCCCGACCAACACGGTGTTCAGGCTGTCGACGCGCGCGGGCATGGACTCGCAGCGCACGGTGCCGCAGGTGGTCGACGGCGCGGTGTACTTCGTGCAGCGCGAGGGGCAGAGCGTCCGCGAGGCGGTGTTCTCCGAGGTCGAGCAGAACTACTCGGCGCCGCCGGTGTCGCTGCTCAGCTCGCACCTCATCCGCATGCCGATTGAGATCGCCTTCCGCCGGCAGCTCTCGACCAACGACACCAACCTGCTGCTGTACGTGAACACCGACGGCACCATTGCAGCGTTCACGCTACTGCGCGAGCAGGAGATTGCCGCTTTCACCTTGTGGGTGACGCGCTCGGGTGACAAGTGGGTGGGTGCCGCCGCGGTGAAGGACGACCTCTACTGCGCGAGCGAGCGCTCAATCGACGGCGCGACGGTGCGTCACATCGAGCGCTTCGACTTCGACGTGCTCGTTGACGACGCCACCATCGGCGGTGCTGCGTCGAGCGCGTCTGTTCCTCATCTGGAGGAGGAGACGGTGGCGGTTGTTCTTGACGGGGCGGCGCAGGCTGACGTGACGGCCACCGCGGGCACGGCAACCTTCGCGAGGGCTTCGGCCTCCAGCTATCAGGTGGGCCTGCCCTGGCCTGACGTGAA